TGTGGCGTAAGCAAGCTGAAAATTTCGCAAATTGGGTTAAAAAGGGTGCTCTTGTGGGAATCACGGGTCGCATCCAGACTCGTAGCTATGACAATCAGCACGGTCAACGTGTCTATGTGACGGAAGTGGTTGCTGAGAGTTTTCAAACTCTTGAGAAGAAAGATAATTCTGCGAACCAGTCGAGCATGGAAAACCAGATGCCACCAAGTTATGGACAAGGTGAGCCAATGGATATTTCAGATGATGATTTGCCATTTTAGGGAGGTAGAACAATGCCAAAACCTAAAACGTATGCATTGTACAAAGGCGACAAATTACTGGGACTAGGGACGGCTCAGGAGTTGGCTGAATTAACGGGTGTATCAGTTAGCACGATCCATTACTACAACACCCCTACCTATCAACGGCGTACAAACCCAGACAGAGCTAGACGATTAATTGCCATTTGAAGAAGGCAGACATCGATGAGGTATTTGGATGAAGTACACTAAACAGGCCTTGATTGACGAAATGAAACGATCAATCAAGAGAAACGAAGAAAAAATAGCCGAGTATTCGAAGCCGTGTGATGCACGAAAGAGACGGATTAGAGCGCTTGAGCGAGATTTATTGAAGAAAAAGAACAAAGAATTGAAACAGAAGATAAAGGAGTTGGAAGATGAATAAACAGGAATTGATTGAACGGATGGAAGATTTAAAAAAACTTTTCGGGAATAAACCTGAATATGTCGAAATAGATACGGTAATAGAACTTATTTCTGAACTAGACGAACCCGAAAAAGTCAAAGTTCCGCCGTTTGTATCGGTTTGGTATGAGATAAATAAAGAGAATTTAGATAAAAACATTGCATATCTTTGTTTGAATAATTGGGGAGAATTTAGAAATGACAAGACTCTCTTTAACTGGATGTCGAATACAGATAACTTTATCCAAATTCTCGTTGACATGCATCGGTTCGGCTACGAGGTCGAGGAAGAGAAGCGGTATTTGGTGAAAGTGAAAGGCGTTTGTGGAAATCACGAAACTTTGAACTGCGAAAAACATTCAAATGAATGGCTTTTTTCAAGTTCAGAAGAAAACCGTACTTACAAAACAAAATTCACCCGCAAAGAACTTGAAGAAGCTGGGTTCGGATGGGTATTTGATTGTGAAGGGATTGAGATTGAGGAGGTAACTGGATGAAGGATTTAATGTTTTGGGGAATGATTTTAATTTCTTCGTTAGTGATTGGTATGTCCATTTATATCTTGATTGTGCAAGCTTATCTTAATAAGGCATTGATGGATAAATTCAACGATCAAAAAAGAGAATTGAGAAGAGCGTTCGGCTGGGAAGAATACAACTGGGCAGAAAATTTCGGAGAATTCGCACGAAAAGTCGATGAGCTTATTGAGTTTAAAAAAGAAATCGAACGGCTTGAAATTATCAAGAAAGCATTAGATGCTCAAAAACTAGAAGATTTGCAGAAAAAGAAAGAGCTAGTAGAACGCGAAATCGAAAAGATTGAAAGTTGAGGAAGTTGAGTGATGAGTTATGATTTGGAAATCTTAGCAAGAATAGAAAACGGAGATTATATTTGTATCGCTGAACCTAAATATAGTTCTCCAACATACAATCTTGGAAGAATGTTCAGAGTTGCAATGAACTGGGATTTTGACCAAGACACTACATACAATGTTGCTGATATTTTAGATAATATCCAACGCGGTATATCTGAGTTAGAGCGGTACCCTGAAAAGTATACTCAGTATGAACCTGAAAACAAATGGGGAACAGTCGACGGAGCATTAAAAGTTTTAAAGTCGTTGAAAGAGTGTATTTTAGAACAAGATATTGATACGAAATATTTATATATGAGGTGGTAACATGAAGCGACCTGAACGATCCCCCTCTAAATACTTCATTCCTGAACTTATTGAAGATGAAGATATTATATTCAATAAAGATAGTGATTACCACAAGCAGAAGAAAAAGGAAAAGAAGAACCCTATCTTCAAACGGAATAATTCAAAAAAGTAAGGAGGGAATATGAAACGACCAAACAGATACCCGTACACACGAAGTCAATGGGTTGAAGAAACCGCAGTGATTCATACAAGTGACAATGGTTGCTTTAAGCTTAGAGTTTTAGAAAATCAAATAACAGGAGAAAAGAGGTAACATGAAACGATTCATCGCAGTATGGATTCTGCTATCTGCTGGATTGAACATCTGGCAGATGGACAAGATCTGTATTTTAGAAGAGAAGAAGCCGATGATTATCTATCAAGCTGATAATCAAGGCGCAGAAATATTTGGGCGTGTCGTCGAAAAAGGACGATATGGCAAGCTATACACGATAACGATTCGTGATTACGGAGTATTCGTGGTTACGAAGGAAGTGTATGATACGGTGAAAGTTGGGGATGAGGTGGAGATGTAATGAAAAAATTATTGATTACAGTTTTTGTTTGTTTATCTTTTATCACACTAACAGCGTGTGGGAATAAAGATGTTCTTGGAACGACCTTTACTTTCAAATACGCAAAAATCAGACTAGTTGACGGACAAATTGTTGAAGGGAAAGTCAAGCAATGGGCAAAGTATGATGACCAAGATAGCGTTCGTGTTACTTTTGAAAATGGCGAAGTATATTATACTCACTCAAGCAATGTAACATTGTATAACAAATAGAAAGGGACAACATGACAACAAACATGGAACTACTAGCGCACAGAGTCGAGCAGTGGGCCAAAGAAAGAGGATTGGACAATCCAGACAATAGTACAGCTCAAGCGTTGAAGTTATTTGAAGAAGCAGGCGAACTGGCTCAAGCACATCTCAAGAAGCGAGATGACGAAGGCAAGGATGCTGTGGGTGATATTTTGGTAGTATTAACAATCTACTGTCAACAGAAAGGTTGGAGCATTGCCGAGTGCTTCCAGCTAGCTTATGATGAAATCAAGAATCGAAAAGGAAAAATGGTTAACGGATCATTTGTCAAAGAGGAGGATTTAAAATGATACCAGGATACAGAGCGTGGGATAAACTAGATAAAAAAATGCGTGTAGTGGAAGCGATTAATTTTAACCGTGGGGAATTTGAGTCTATCGGTTACGATATCACGTTCTTACGTGGAGCGGATGAAGTCATCCTCATGCAATCAACAGGACTCAAGGATAAGAACGGTCAGGAAATCTTTGAGGGAGATATTATTACAAATGGCACAGATGTTATGTGTATGAAGAGACATAACACGCTAGGTTTTTATGTGGAGAAAGAAGGTAAGGTTGGATTTATTGCAGACTGTGCCATTTTAGAGGAATTTGAAGAGGATGCTAAAGAGATTGCTGATAGCCTTGAAATCATTGGCAACATCTACAAAAACCCAGAACTTTTGGAGGAGAAACAATGAACCCAGAAATAATTGATAACGTGAACAAACCGAGCCATTATATCGGCACCTATGGCCTTGAAGTCAATGATGTCACTAGAAATTTCATCAAAGGCAAGGCAGAGATGGAAGCGCATCGCTGGTGCACAACTGTCGAGTATTTGCTTCGATACAAAGAAAAAAACGGTCTTGAAGATCTGAAGAAGGCTCGTAAAAATCTGGATTGGCTGATCGAGGAGTTGGAACATGAGAATTAAGACATCAAATGGATCTATCATCAATGCTGAAAAGATAAAGCGTAGCATCACGATTGATGGTGTTGAATATGGTTCAGATTGTCGAGCGCTGGTCTCTAAGCATAGAGACGGGACAGGTACGATTACTCTCGTATTTGATGGGAGAATTATTTGAAAGATGTAAGAGGGGTATGAGATGCAACTAAGACTGAAAGAACTTAGAGAGGACCTGTGTATTTCTGTCAAAGATATGGCCAGAGATACAGGTGTTTCCCAAAATACAATTCATTTGTACGAACGGGGTGGATATCCGTCTATTAAGCAAATCGAAATGATTGCCAAAACCTATGATGTAAATCCTGCTTGGCTAGTTGGATGGATAGATGATGAAATG